GCTCACGCTAGAACATCCTCGACCGCATCAATAGTAAAGCTCGAAATGATCCCTGCTTGGTTGTCCCAAGACGTAGACCCTGCGAGCATGAAAACGCCTAAGACCGGATATAGGAAATCAACTAGATCATTGTCGTCAGTTGGCTTTCTGATCGGTGGCGCTATAGGTAAAGCAACTGCACCTAAGCTCGTTGAATCCACATCATCTGTGACCATGTGAAGCTCGTTATTGAAAGCGACGTAATCACCAGCACGCAGATAATTAGTGGTGTTTAAAGAAGCATTGTCCACGTTTAACGTCGATCCAGTCTGGCCAGCACCCGCAACGAATAGATTGTTAGCAGTCGCTGACCCTGTGCCAGATCCCGCGCCCGTTGCAGTAAATACAACCCCGACGGTGTTTGCTGATGCACCGATAGCCGTGAAATCAGTTGTTCCGACCACGGTGATAACGTAAATCGTACCATTCACAAACGCACCCGCATTGACCGTTACTGTCGCCGCTGTGCCTCGTTTAGTGTAAGAATGATCAGGCAAGAAGAACCGATGCTCCTGACCGTTTAACTTAGTTAAAAACGCTTGCATTACTGCACGATCATCACCCGAAAGATTGTTGAACTGAAGCGATGCTTTCCAAAGCGAACCTTTCCTAGCGACTGTCTGAACCGCGTTGGTCAATGGGCTTTGAAACGTCCTTGTATTCGTCACCAGCTCAAACGTGCTGGAAGATGGCGTTATTGATGGGAAGCTATAGGTTGTCATACGAAACGCCTTCTACGCATCAGGTCTTGTATTGTGGACACTGTTTGCTGTGATGTCTGCTGCATTGCTGCTCGGATCTTCATATCTACGCTCGCATCTGCACCTCTGGCATCTACGTTATTAACGACAGTGATCCCGCCGCCACCCATTTTGTTATTCGGAACAATCGAGCCTGACTGATTAGGCACAAACATCTCGGGTCCACGCTCACCGACCATATAAGGTTGACCAGCTTGCACTGGGCCGCCGATGGCTTTACCTGTCAGCCCTTTAACGAAAGACAGAAAGCCCCCTGTAATCTTGTCAATTACGAAGAGCTGAATGGCTTGCATGATTAACTGTGCTGCCATTTTCTTAAAAGCGTCGCCGACTGATGCCGTACCTTTTACGATACTCATCAAGCCATCAGACATGCCCTTAAAAGTGCTTTTAGTGATCGCGTCAAGGTTTTCTTGTAATGAAGGGAGTTTGTTTTCAAATCGCCCAATTGCCTCACCCATTTGATCAAAGCCGTTGGAAATTTCAGTGCTCGCGGCTTTTTGTGCTTCTTTGAGCTTTGCATTTGTTTCTGCTGCTTTTCTACTAACAACGATAAATTCTGTTAGTTGTGCAACTAAAGCATCGCCTGGTTTTTGCCCATCTAACTTAGCTAGGCTTGCAGTTACCGAGTCGATTGCGGTTTGGGTTTCGTCTGATCCTTTTTTGACGGCCGCGTTAGCAACGAGAGTTCCATTTGCTAATCTTTTCTGTGCGTCAATCTGCCATAAAGTGAACTCTTTTCTCGTTATCTCCTGCTTATTTAAAGCCTGAGTCATTTTCTGCTCTTGCTTTATATATTCAGTCATCCCCGTTGATGGCTCAAATACATCTTGAAGGCTTTTTTTAGCCTTTAAAGCAATTAATTCAAGCCTCAGAATCCCTTTCTGAACCGTCTGAACCGTGTTGAGCACAAAACCAAATGATTTAACTAACGCGATCGAAACTTTTTGACCTATGTTTCCAAAATCGCCAGAATCGAGAGCTGCTTGCCTAAACCCATCAGCGACAAATGTAATAATCGGCGCGAACGCTAACGCTAGTTGATTAGTCAGCCCTGTGAATACTGCCTTGAGACGAGTCAGCGCATCATTAGCCGCCTCCATCTGGGCTGTATCTGTGCGGCTAAGCGTTATTCCTAGATCCTCAGCCTCCGAGGTCATTTTCTCCAAGGCTTCCGAACCACCGCCCAAGGTATTAACAAGCGCGACACCTTCTGAATCGAACAGCTTCATTGCCAAGCGAACTTTATCAGACTGCTTTTCAACCCCAGCCATCGAGTTAGCAACCACACTCATCTGCTGATCTAATGGGAGTTTGACCAGATCCGCAGCGTTAATGCCTAGCTCTTGCAACGCTCCCTTGGCTTCACCAGTGCCTTGTGCGGCTTCTGCGGCTCTACGTGTGAACCTCTGAAGAGCCATATCCATCGTGCCCGTGGATACGCCTGTTAGCTCTGCTGCATGTCTAAGTCCCGCGAGTGCGGTGGTGGTAACGCCTAGCTTGTCAGCAGTTTTTGCCAACTCATCACCAGCGTTAATTGAGGATTTTATTAAAGCGCCAAAACCCGCTGTACCAACGGCGCCGAGCAGCGCGTTCTTCATGTTAAAGACAGCACCAGAGATTTTTTTCAAGCCGCTGGTAACGCCAGAAAAGCCTGCTTTGGTCTTATCAACCGCCTTGATGCTTATTCTTACGTCTTGATTAGCCATCTTTGTCCTTCAGAATCTTAAAATATGCCATCCACTCATTGACCTCAGTGAGCGACATCTGCTCGGCGTCTGCTATGGTCATGTGCAACCGATCAGCCAAGGAAATTAAGTTCATCCTTAGCGGATCGGACATCAGTTTTTTTCGGCATCCTCCGCAGACTGTATTTCAGCAAACATTTGCTCAGCAATGCCAGAGATAACCGCTGTCTCTTCTCCCATCAGATCAATCCGATCCTCGGCAGCTTTGAACAACTTTTCGCCATCCTCGCTTGCTGCTTTCATAACGATCAAATCAACCATTGCTGCGATAGTCGTATTCTCCAGAAACTTAGGATGCTTTTTCTGAAGCTCGTTAATGTCGTAGCATGTGATCGGAAAACAATACATGACAAAAGGCTGACCCTCTTCGTCAGCCCATTGGTCAACGCTTATCGTTCGTGGCGTAACTGTGCGTCTGCTGCGTAGCTCCCTTGCTAACCCCATGTGCTACCCCTATGCTGTTGCTTCAGTAACTGCGCCCGAAACTTGCACCTCAAACGAGCCTTCAACCATCCCATCAAAAGATGCGGTGATTTCGTTACTCGTTACAATGCCGCCGCCGGAGTAATACTTCTCGCCGGTTCCCGCTCCTGTCGGGTAAACCTCAAAGTCAACCGCAGCCGCAGCATCCATTACTAACTGAACCGCGTCAGCATCATCCCAGTAAACTTCGGCAGATAAAGTGCCGGTTTTAAGAGATGAGACGTAGGTGCGATTGGAATCACCCATAGTAGTATCTTCGATTGTGTCCGCTGACTGCGTTAAGGTGTAGGATCGAACCTCACCCATAGCAGCAACAGAGCCGCCGCTTACAGCGAGCTTGATAACGCCTGTTGAACCTTTTGTTGTAGCCATTTTAAAACCCTCTAAGTTGTGCCTCTGGTGAATTGGTACTCAATCCGTACTGTTATAATAACACCGCCGACTGGATCAATAGAACCGTCATCTGTCTCTATACTAACGATCTGGGTGTCTATCGCATAACCACCCCGCGTTCTATCAACGTCTAACTTCTCCTCAATTGCCTCGATGATGTTATTTCTGGCAGTGTCTATAGCCGACGCTTTTACATAGCAAACGAGCTGATAGTCAACCGTAGCAAATCTTTGCGTCAGCGTGCCTTTTATACTTGAATCCTGCCTGTCCTCGTTCTGCGTTCTTACTAAGATTGCAGGAAATTGTGCGTTGCTTAACTTGTCGAAATCAAAAGGCTCTCGCGTAACGTATTTGATCGTTATCGGCGTGGTCACTGCTTGCAGCGTAGTGACTAGATTTGATGCTATATCTTCTCTAACGCTCACAATTGCTTCCTAAAGTAGTTGCCTAGCCTAGCTTCTTCGTCTCTGTTGAAACCAAAGAAAGGCCGCGTTTTGTTATTCATCGCTGCCTTTTCTGCCGCTTCCTTGTTGTCGAAATATATCTCAGCAGTTCTGTTGTCCCTGCGCCTGACTTGCATAGACCTAAGCATTTGGCCGGTGTTAAAAAGATCAACTGGCGATGTTGGCTTGCCTTGCTCTGACAGTGCCGCCATATACTGCGGCGAATAACCCTTAAAGCCACCACCAAAACCTACACCTTTAGATGTGCGCTCTTTTATTATTTGCTGTCCTAACAAGCCAGTTCGCAAGATAGCGCGGGGTATATCTTTCGTAACTTCTTTCTGTGCTTTCTTCGCTACCTTTTGCACATCTTTTGGCTTGGTCAGTAATTTAATCCCAAGACCTCGAGCTAATGCGCCAGCGACAGCCATTATCGCACCAACCGGCCAAAGGCGACGATTGTCTTCTCGTCGTCGTCAATACTTCCGCTGTTATCGTCGTCGTATTCAACGCCGTCTTTAAATATGTCGCTGATTTCTTCTTCGTAGCGTACCTTGTAGAAGTCCAGCATCTCTTTGAATCTGTCACCGTCTACCCAGTTCGTTAGCTGCGGCAAAGCATACTTCCATAACACCAAGTAAGCATTGCAGCGCGTCCATTGTGAGTCGGTTAGATAAGACGATACCATTTCGCCTTTGATGCCTTTCTTGTGCCACCACTCGTTCCGAATGGTCCTGATTAAGTCAGCCTCTGCTCTGGCGTGCTCGTCTGCAAATGACGTTATGCCGAAAGTCAGTATGTCGGGAATCAACGCAACTAGATCTGAATCTTGAGAAAATGCCATTACCATTTCACCTTTGCTGACCAATAAGCCGCAGACATCTTGCCTTTAGCTATGTTTTTAGCGTGTCGGGCTTTGAATGACCTGCGCTTTGCTTTATCTGCTTCGCTTTCACCTTTTCTCGGCGGCTTAGTATCTGCGCCTTGTTGCCCAAAACGAATAAGACGAACATTGTCGCCTTCTTTAGCCAATACAGCGTGGCTTTTTTCTTTGTGCTTAGGTGTGCGCTTGGGCTTGTTGTAGCCCTCGAACCGCTCGCCTCGATAGGTGATCGCCATAGAATCTCCTGCAAGAAACAAGCCCCGCATCAGCAGGGCTGTTTCAGGGTGCAGTTTAAAGTGCTGAGTCGAAGAACATCTCAACGCCATAGCTGTCATCAAGCTCACCAACGCCATAGACGGCAGTTGCGTTAAGCTCAAAGGCTCGCAAAGATGCGTCGCGCTGTGGCTCGATCTGGAAGTCACGCTTCATAGCGATAGCAAGTGCTTCAGGTGCAAATACTGCGCCTTTTGCATCGTCGTTACCGTCAATCGTGATATTTGCAGACTCGTAGATGTCGATACCTGCAATCGTTCCGACATACGCATTTACCATCGCGGTGTTTTGTGCGTCGCCAGCGTTCGGATTGGCAAAGGTATTCGTCAAGTTAGCCTTGAGTTGATAAGCCTGATAAGGATGCACAACAGCCGACATGCGGCCAGTGATCTTATTGGAGCGCAAGGTTGCAGCCGCTTTAAATAAATCAGCAACTGTGATTTCTTGTGCAGCAGCACCGAGAGTGCTTGAGAATCCGTCGAACAAAGCGATCAGATCTTGGTCCATTTTGGTAGCAATTGAGTTACCAAGAACAGTTCCAAGCTCTTCTGCTGGGTTGCCAGCACCCATAGCAGCCACATCAGTCAATACGACCTGTGCGCCTACTTCTTGAACACTGATCGTTACCGCACTGGTGCTGACAGTCGTTGACGACATATCAGTGCCTTCGGTTAAATCAGCAGCCGCGATTGCAGGATACTTAGGAACCTGAATGGTTTTACCGGCATCAGCGCCGATATCATAACGGGTCACAAGACCCATCATTAAGGATTGCTCTTCAGCAGTAAATCGTGCCTGAGCGATAATGTTGACGAATAAATCGTCTAAAGTTGTGCTAGTTGTAGCAGCCATGTTTAGTTCTCCAAAACTTGATTAGGGTTAATTGGGTCAATTCGCTTTCTTCATAGCAGCGTAGGCTTCCCTACCGCCAGAGTTCCAGTTATCAACCATATCAGCCACCGATACAGGCTTCGGAGTCAAGCCACCAGCATTTCCTCTGCTCCCCGTCCCACCTGTTGAAGCGCGGACAAAGTGCGGATTCGCTGTTAAAAAGTCAGCAACTAACTCATCTACTGTAAGCATGTTGCCACTTTCGCTATATCGCGGTGTGCCTTGAGGGTCTAGCACTTCAACCCCGCCGTCTTCAGCGAGTCTTACTTGCCCTTTCAACAGTTGCGATACTTGATCAGGGGATACTGCGTCATGTTTGCTGGCTGCGTTGAGTAATGATCCATCAACCAATGTCTCTTGCAGCTTTTGCTTATATGCCGTTATCTCCATATCTTTCTTTTCGACGGTCTGCTTCAGGATATTCTCAAAGTCGCCACGTTCTTTTTGGCGTTCTAGCTCCGCTTGCTCACGCTCCTGCATGATTTTGCGTGCTTCTTCGAGGTCTATCCCTTCGAGTTTCTTTTCCGCTTTCTTGCGTTCTCGCGCTATGCGATCAGCAACAATGCGGTCTAACTCGTCCTGCGTAAAAGTCTTTTGATCCTGAATGGTTTCGGTCGTTTCAGTTTCGACGCTTTCCATGATTTCTTCGCTCACGTAACGATTATCCTCTAATGAGTATTGCGGGAAGTTTAACCCATAAATTCAAGGTTAAGCTAGTTTATTTCCTCATCGGCTTTTTCTTCTTCTTCTTGCCCGACTTCTTGTGTCCGTAATGGTTCGGCATCTTTCTTCTTCCTTTTGGCTTTGGGTTTTTCGATGGGCAGCAATTCATCAATTACTGCGTGCAATTCTGCGAAGTCTGCGCCCTCACTATCAGGTGCGTTGGCTTCTAGTGGCTCCATTAACTGCCTGATTGCCGGTGGTATTGGCCTTCTGGCACATAGGTTCCTAGCTCGATCTAATTCTTTTGACATGTTTAAAACCTCAATTGGCCTTTATTGTAATCTTCAAGCTCATCTGGAGTTAATTCCAACCTCTCATCATACGGCTGCTCATCTTCAATTGCTTGATAAATGTTGTCTAGCAGTAACTCTTGGTTAGCCCAATAAAGCCCAATGACGTATGGCTCAACTCCAAATATCTCAATGTGCTCGCTTATTGCTTCGTCCATTATGCAAACTCCCCGACTATTTCCAAAAATTCTTCTGTCAGCTCAGGAAATAGCTCCTGCGCTTTGTCCCATCCTTCCCCATCTTGCGCCCATAACGAAAACATATTGGCAAAGTTTTCGGTTTGCTGGGATTGGATGCCATTTCTTCCCATAAAATAGCTGCCTCCGTGACCAAACCCTCTTGCTTCGTCATACATAGCCCCCTGACTCATACTGTCGATAATGTCTGAAATTAAATCAGCTCCGGGGAATTTAGGTGCTGATGTAGTTCCCCTAACAATCCCTTTCCATTTGCCAGACTTGGGGATGTATGGAACCGTCTCCATCAGCTCTTCCCTTAGCTCTTTGACCCGGTTAATAACCGCAGCATCCCTCGATCTCATTTTTTGCAAAGGGCTAAGACCCTCGCTGAATTGCTGAAATACGCCTAATTTCTTAGCGTCCGACTTGGCTGCGTCAGGAAAAAACGCTTCTGAGACGGTAGAAGTTGCCGATCCACCAAGATCGTAGTCTATGTGATGCCCATACTCATGCAAGAACACGCCTTTGTTCTTTTTATAGGTCGAAATTGATTTTGTTCCGGGTCGATAAAAAGCCCTAGCTCTGGAGGCTTTAATTTCTGGCTTGTCTAAGCCTTCGATTATCTTCGCCGCTTCTGGCCTTATTCCTCCGTCTGAGTTGGCCAAATCGTCCCATTGTTTAGGCAAGCCTGTTTTGGCTTTCGGGAAAGCTCCTCGCGTGCGTGGTTGCTCCTCCTCAATCTCTTCAACTTCAGGTTCAACGATTGGCAGCCAATGATGGCGACAATTGTAACCGCCTCTAACTATGAAGGGATCTCCCGGCGCTTTTCCTGCCCAAGTTCCCTCCCATTTTCTTTGGATCTCTTCCTCTGTAAACGTCTTGCCCACATTGTTTATACAGAAATCTCTGCTGTCGCGTATCACGTCGCCATAGTATTGGAAGTTGGTTATTCCTGCCTCATTCGCCGTCGATCTAGTTATTGACGCGCTATATTGTGCGAGGCTGTCGTTTGCCATTTGCGTGGCATAACGGCGCATATTGTTGCCTAGCCTATCTCGCGCATAGATGCTATGCAGTTTATCTATTGCATCCTGCTGCCGTTGACCTGTTGCCGTTTGCGCTATTTCTACCAGTTGACGAGCCTCTTCGTCGTCTGCTTGCTGGTATACGCCGTTTATCTGCCCGCGTAGCTCTTTTATAAGGTCGTTTTTACTTCGCCCTGTCAGCGTTGATTGGTAGATGCCTGTGGCGAGAGTGTCCAACTGCTGATCGGCTATGGCTTGAAAGCCTTGAAAACTGAGCTGCTGCAAGGCTTGAATAGCCTCTGGCGCAACTCTCGTAAAATCGCCGTAGTTTGACAGCATAGAAAACTGCCTGCTTGCTACGTCCACATATCCGTCGATGATACCTTGCGCTTCAGATAGGAATTCAACGTCAATCAGGCGGCGCACTTCTTGCCTAGCCTGAAGCGACCATTCCAGATCAAACAGTTTCCCCGCTTTATCTGGGGCACTGTTGACGTAGGAAGCAATACTTCCCTCTAAACTTTGCAGAACCCCAGCCAGTCGGCGCTGATGAGTATCAGTGAGCCGCTCTAAAAAATCAGCATAATCGTCATTGGCCGCCATTATTCAGCCTGTATCGGAAACTGTCCTATGACGCGGGTTTGTGCTTCGATCTCTTTGTGTGCTTCTGATAGCTTTTCATCGTCTAGCACTAAATCAGCAATCTGTTTATCTACTTCGCGCTGCATGGTGGTAGAAGGTACGCCGCTGGCTCTGACTTGCTGCAAGAATATCAACTCTTTCTCGTAATCGCGCAGATCAAAAGCATCAGGGTAGAACACCTCAACGTCAGGCGTGATTCCTAGCCAGTTGCAGAAATATCCCCAGATGTGCTCCTCGGCAAGTTCAAGCAAATCGGCTTTTTCTGATAGCTTGGCGTTAAGCATCTGAAACTCGGTTTGCATTGCTACGCCTGATTGGGTTAGTGCTTCAGTGCCTCTAACCGCACCCATGTGCGCCATCTTGTTGATCGCTTCGACCTTATCCTTAATTGCTTCCCTGATTGAGTCGATATTCTGGCCGCTAGGTTGTAACAGGTAAGGGTTCAGGCCGGGGTCGCTGTCCTCAGACAAGTTAATAACCGATCCTGCCCCAGCACTTGCGTCTGCGTCATAGGTTTTAACCAGAGAAGGGTGGTTGCTGATTCTGATGAGCTGCTCGATCTCACTAAGCTCTTGGTAGATCGCCTTCTGCATTAGCGCAACGTCACTCAGATCACTGATCCCTATGCCTCTGACAATGCTACGTGCTGCGGGTAAAAATGCCGCTGGTATCTTCCCGAGCGGATTGGGTATCTCTTCGATCTTGGTTTCTGCGTGGCCGTCGTCTTTCCAAAACTCAATGATGTCTTTGCGCCACAACCTGTAATAGCTAACTGTTGTAGTTGCGTCTTCCCTGTCGATTGACTCTCTCAGCTTCAGGTATGTCAGCTCAAATCGACCGCTCGGAGTGCGCTCATACTTCCAATCAAACACGTTTTCAGGAGTAAATAGGGTCACATAGGGCCGAATATCTTGGTCTAGCTCTTCTGCGCGTGTCTGTGCATTGCTCTGCGGCTTATCTACTAATATCCATACGTGGCCATAAACAGAAGACCATATCTGTGCTTGCTTCATAAAGCTGTTGAAGCTCATACCGTCAAGGTCAGCGTCTTTAACGAACGATTCCAGAGCGGGGTTGTTTGTCAGGCCGCTGAAGTTGCGGACAGGTGGAACCCTCCACAGAAACGACGAATATATATGCACAATGTTTCGACAGTGGTTATCAACAGGGGTCAATGCAACCCGTCTGCTGTATTCATCTTTGGATTCGTTTAGATATGCGGTCAAGTATGACCCGTTCTGATAATCCTCGCCGCCTAGATATGAGCGAAGGTATAACTCCCACCGCTGCTCGTGTATGTCATAATCGGGGTGCTGATATTCTAAAAATCGCATTAAGTCCACCTCGTAGGCTGTGGCGTTTCATGTTCCTTGCGAATGGGGAACATATATTCGATTAAGTAGCCGAGTGCATCATTCATATGATCGAACCCGTCATCCTTATTTGGCTGGCTGGTGCCTTCTTTGTACGTTTGACGCTCCAAGCTGTTGATTACGTTTTTACAGTTTGGCGTAACAAATAACCGCCGTTTTTGCTTACTAGATAGCAGTCGGCTGTTGACACTGTTTATCCTATCACGTATTGCCGGATGCTTACTGCGTACTTTAACCCGAAACCCTGCGTTTTGTAATATGTTTAGGTCTGTGCGACTACCGGCTGAGGTCTTGCGCTGGGCTGATGCCGGGTCAGGATATATCGTGATCGCGTTTGTTCTATACCTCTGCCTGATCTCGTCCACCATCTCATCGGTGTTTGATCCATACATCACGATCTCGTCTATGGCGTGCAACGTGCCGCCATTCCTAACACAGACAACTGCCGACATTGGGTCAACGTTGAAGTCCATCCCGATATGTAGCTCCTCGGCTGAGGCATTATACGCTTTGACTGACTGCTCGCGGCTAAATGCGTAATAGATAATACCGCTGTAATTGACGAATCGAGCTTCGTATTCTTGCTGAAATGTTCTTTCATCGAGGTCGTTTTTGGCTGATTCTATCTCGTCAGGGTCAACGTTGCCACCGTCGATAGTCGTATACTGGAACGCTTCCCATGATTCTTGACCGTCTACGCCCCTCGTCCACAGATCATAGAAGTGGTTTCTGCCTTTGGGTGTACCGATAAATAGCGCACTTCCGCGTCTATCAGATAGCGATGGCCGCAGCACCTCATGCCATGCCTCTGGCCGCATATCAGCAAACTCATCTAATACGCAAAAATCTAACGCTCGACCTCGCAGATTGTCGGGTTTCTCCGCACCCTTTAGGGCTATGCCTGAACCGTTACGGAGGTCAATACTCAGCGCCGTCTCGTTTTTCTTGGTCATGTAACCGTCAGGTATCGCGTCAACCAACATATTCCACGCTATTTCCTTAGCGGCTTTATACGTTGGGGCAACATACCAACAGTTTTGGGATTTACTTTGCAACGCGTGCTTTAACAGCTCATAGGTTGACAAGAAGGTTTTTCCAAACCGACGACCCGCTACAACGACCCTAAACCGCGAGTCATTGAAGAAGATGTCATCTTGGGGTTTGGTCAGCTTCATCGGCTCTCTGTATTACGATTGGCGGTAAATCAACAGGCTCTGATTCTGGCTGATCCCGCTGTCCTAACCAGTTCTTGCCAAGCCATATTAACATCGTCGTATTGCCATCCATTGCGGTCGTATATTGCTTCCGTCTTAGGCTCATTTTGCCAGTGCTGGCCTTTTGCTTGAAATACTCCGCAAAACTGACCTCATGCTCGCGCTTGCAGGCTCTGTTAAGAGTGTCGTAGCTGATGCCAAGAATCGACGCTTGCTCTTCACCTGTGCAGTGAATCGCGCACATCTGATCGACTTGCTCCCAGTCTATTTCTATCAGTGGTCTGGCCATTGTTTAGCTGACAAACGTCTGTTTAATTATTAGCTCCTCGTCTTCGTATTCTTGGCTCGCAATCTCGAATTTGTTCATCGCTTTACGGCTGCTTCCCACCCCGCCAAGATCCGCGTATACGCTAGACCCAAACCCAATACAGCCCACGACATCATCAGCAGTGTTAGCAACATGAATGAGTATGTGAGTACGATTAGGCACTTCAAGCACTTCCCAGACATTTGGGCCGAATCTTGGCGAATTTCGCCTGCCAAGTCGATAGTAGCCCTCTGGTATGCAAGATACATAAGGTTGGTTATCTTTCCAAGGTTTCTCGATAGTCCAAAAAACATGCTCTCCATAAACGGCTTTCCCCAAAGTTCGATCTGGCAATAAAGCAAATCTAGTTATTTCAATCATCGGTCAATTTCTCTTTGAAACTACGCAAGTATATCCCATTTTATAAATATTATGTTTATGTCAAAAGTTTTGTTGACATTGATGATGTGATCCTTAAAATAGGTATCAAGAAAACGGAGAAGAGCAATGATAGTTATTGAGTACAGAGTCGAGCAGCGTGGATCGCCTCTTATCAGTGGTAAAGAGTACCCTGATTTTCGAGTGGCCTTGTATGCAAATGGCGAGTGGAAAAACGAATGGGGCAATCTATGGAGCAAGAAGAAAGCCGATGATGTCGCTAAACGTTTAAACACGAATATTAAAAAGGGGTTTCTATGAATCGGCTTACTAAAATCGTTATCGGGTTACTTGTTTTTTTGCTTGTATTGCTTGTGTCTAGCCAAGACTTTGAGCACCAGACCATGATAGACGGCGAATATACGTACAATGTCTGTTCTGGTTTTTGGCCTGATTACAAAGATCTTAAACCTGACTGCGAGGCTGGCGAATGAACGGGAAATGGAGCAAAGAGAATTTCGAGCAATTTGACCGCGAAAATCCAGACATTTTTAAAACCTTCGCGCACTTCGCCTTAATCGCTACGCGGCACCGACGCTACTATTCGGCCAAGGCTGTTTTTCATCGGGTTAGATGGGAGACTATGGTTTCAGGCAAGGATGATTCCTACAAGATTGATGACGGCTGGATCAGCCATTACGCCCGAAAGTTTATGATCTGCTATCCAGAGCATGATGGGTTTTTTCAGACTCGCAGCCGCCGAGATAGTTACCATAACGTTTCACGTGAAACATAAGAAGGCGGTCGCATGAAAGTAATCGATAAAGAGTTAAAAGGCAGATTCACTATTGTTTACTATGGTCAGGAAAGACCTTGGCACATCGAATGGAAAGTGATGGTGGATAATTGGGGCGTTATGGGGCCAAAATGGATTTATAAAGGGAGAAAAAAATGAAACCAACTAGGAATGAGCTTTTGTTAGCCTTACTTGCGCTTGTCAAAGTGCGGGAGACCTACGATAACCTTGATCCTTGCGATGACATGGAGGTTTTAGACGTTATCAGGCTGCTCGATCGATTACAGTCTGAGATGCCTAACTGACGTTATCGTCTAGGGCTGTTTCCCTTTCAATGAGGATCTCGATGTAGTGCGCTGCTTTCCTGAGATCCTCTACCCCGCCTTTATCCCGCCACCTAGAAATGTATTTCACCACTGCGTGCTCACATACGCCTAAATCATTGGCTAACGCGTATTCCAAGGGCTGAATCATCATTGTCTTGTACCAACTTCCTGCCACTTGACGATCCATTGCGCTCATATTAACTCCTGAATGTTTGCCTTTAACCTTCCTTGCTCTCCGTACAATTTGTGGAGTATTACGCAAGTCATACTTCGAGAACTGGCATAGCCAGCACCAGCGTGGTAAGAATCGGCCGGTGCTAATATATTCCAGCTCTCGAACAAAGCTCCGGAATATTCTTCTTGATTCTTGTGGTGTATGTGGCCTGTCCAAACAAAGGTGTGATCTGACTCTCCCCATTGTTTCCTCAAATTACTAACAATTGATCCGTGGAGATTGGACATTTTAATCCTATCTCCGTGGTGCGTCACAATTAGATTCTTGCCCCATTGCCACCAAACAAACTTGCTGGCGTTGTCAAATACCTTGACCCTTGGATCTTCCTCAAAGTACAAGCGCATAACCTCATTTAACCATAGGGCAGCATCTGGGTCATGATTCCCTCGGACGTTTACGATCCACACTTGATTATGCTTTTCAAGCATACGTAAAACCGTACGCTTTATAACGTTGCTGGCTGCGCGGATGGTCTTAGAATACCTGCCGTCAGAGTCTAGTAGGTTTTTCGAGCTAGGGGTTGAGCTAGTGCTGTCGTTAATGTGCATAAAATCGCCAAGATTAACCAGCACACCAACCTCTCCCGCTGGCGCAGAGCTTACCAGTCGGTCTATCGCATTCTCCAAAAGCGTTTGGCTAATTTTAACGTCGTAGTCGTCGCCCATTGTTTCGCTGTGGTGAGCAAGCATCCCAAGGTGATGATCCCCAATGATGTAACTAACCATAAGATCGTCGTCAGTGCTTGTAGGCGCGTCTGTGGGGGCATGTATTCCGGTGACCTCATCCTTAAATCCATCAACAAATTCGGCTATTAGTTCTTCTAGTTTCTCTCGATCTGGCTCTTGAATGTGCCATTGCAGGACGATCTCGTTGTCCATATTGTAGGCGGTCGAGACTCGCTTGGTTGTAAATCCCGGCGCTACCTGTCTATTGAGATTATAATCAGGCGCAAATCCTTTGCGGCTTGCCCGCTTGTGTACCTTGCCGACTACCTCAGAAATGCGTTTAGGCTCTTTGCCTAATTGATTAGCGATCTCCGTCTGAGGCATTCCGCTGATGTGCATCTCGATTACCTGTGTCTGATAATCGGTGTTGCAATATTCTAAATGCTCGGGAACGCTTTTACTCGTCATCGTCTTCTGACCAAATCATGTGGGCGAAAACATTTGATGCGACCTGCAAGCGCCCGATAATGCTTGAAAGGCTATCCGGGTCTGTGGAAAACGAGCCGGGCATTTGGAGATCGAAGCCGTCTTGACGCTCGATCACAATAACTGCCCCACTTACATCTCCAGCCTCGCAAGCCTCCAAAAGATCACGCAAGGTTTCGCGGACCTCTTCTGCATTTCGATCTAAGATTGAGACTTGGCCCATTCTTTGTTCTTCGCCTGATAAACCGAAAGCAAATCTTTCAGCTCGTCGATTGTGTATTTCTTTGGATCTTGCGGCCCCTCCAACCTCTCCACTGCCTCCAAACCTATTTTCTTAATTAAGTTTGGCCGATATTCTGCCAAATTGCCACTTTTGTGGTTGTTACAAACGCTGCATTGCTTGTGCGTGTTTTGCTCGTCAAATCTCAAAATTGCAGAGTGACCTCCCACGCTCATATAGTGACCAGCATGATATTGCCCCTGATGATGCCGCTGGCAGCTTATGCAGGGGTCTTTGTGATCTCTCTGCCGTATGTGCTTGTTAAACTCGGTCTGTACTCTCTTAATCCAATACCCCCGATCCTTTTCCCTCGCTTTTTTCTTCTCCTGCCTAATTGCTCTTTTGTTTAGCCTAGCAGCTTCTGCTCTGCCAAAGTCAACTAAGCACTCGACGTTATTGCAGGTCTTTTGAAACGTACTGAACTCAGGCACAAAAGGTTGGAGGCAAATCTTGCATTTCTTGGCCATACCGCTAACTCTCAATATCTCGGGGACTAAGAATAGATTATTTCTTTGGAATGTCCCACATCTGTGGATCTGTAAGCTGAAACCCAAGACCCTCTAAATGCTTCTTGACCTCATCCAAAAAAGCCCCGTGTTGCGCGATGTTCATCGCTGACGTGACGGGAAAATCAAACGGTTCAACCATCAATTCAAGTTTCTGTTCGTAAGGCATCGGTCTAATGATTCGGTCATACTTTGCGCGGTACTCTGGGCTATCCCTGCGAAGAATGGGAACCCCAAAATGCAGCTTGCAATAGGCTCGATACTCCCACGCTTTTTGATCACCTTGCGCTTCTGCGTCCCTGAACCATTGCCATTGCGTTCTGTTCTGCGCTAGTGATCGAGCCTTAGAGGCCTTTTTGATTGCTACGTCGATGGGATAGGACAGCTCAATCTGTTGCAGCATCGTCAGCAGGTTATTTTTGTCCTCTTCACCATGCAAAACCATGTGGATTTCAGACGCTGACAACATACCTCCAAAGTTATCATTACCTAGCGTTTTCATTCCCGCTAGACGCTGTTTTTGGCGATCTACTACCTTCTGTGACGCTTTCCTCATCTGAGCCTCGCAAACATTCGCTTAGTTTCGGCTATCTGCTCGTCGGTGACTTCATAGATTGACTTAACGCCGGTTATACAGATGTCTTGATGATGCTGCGTAAACGTGAAAGATCGACAGACCTTGCAAACCGAGGTGTCTCTGCTTGGTCTGTGAGCTGGCTCTAGCTTGATCTCTTCAAGCATTTCCTTGAACTCGCCCAAGGTCGGGGCAAACTTCTTAAACTTCTCGACAACCTTTAAAGTGGCTTTATGAACTAATGCCTGATCGTAGTGCTTGAGATATGACCACCAGAGCTTCTTCGTCGAAGCTATATCCTCGTCGGAGGTGTCATTTAAAAATGACGGGTAATTCAACCGCATCACCCCAAAAAGCTGGTTAATATAACTCTTATCTAAATCCTCACCAATCTGTGCTGGTTGCGATCTTCGTTGCGCTGTGACGGCGTTGTTGACGATTCTTCCGCTCGTATATTGACTTCCATCCATTGCTATTTGCCTCCTCAAATAATTCTTTTATGTTCTCGCCGCTTGCATGAAACTGCTCTGCCTTGGTGGCAAGAGTTGCTAATGCCCTAGGCGTATTTGTTGCTTTAAGTCTTTTTCTAGTCTTTATAAATTCATCCCACAAAGGCTTGTCCACACCAAGTGCTTTTAAGCGTGTGTAGACTTGTTTCATATTCTCTTTATCTGTATCTGTATCTGTATCTGTATCTGTATCTTGGGCCGTTACAGTAACAGGATTGTAACGTTTCTTTTCCGTTACATTATTTTTTGGTTTAAGTTTTGCCCTGTATTTGGCGACTCGTTCCTTGCTGCTGTCAGATCTAAATTGTCTGTCGTCCCAGCTAATTGGGCAAAAGTTTTCGTCAATTAAATTGACAGCCAGCAAGCGACTTTTCAAATCATCCAGCTCTGCAAATGATAATCCGAGCTTGACGCTTAAAGCCCTTTCCAGCAACTCTCCGCTGCCTTTCATGATGCCTTGATTCTTACAGGCCAGTATAGCTACGTAGTGCCATCTGTCTGAGAATGCCAAGCATCGTATCTTGTAGTTGTCGATTATCTCACTGTATAATCTAAACCAAGGTGGGTTATCGTTTGACCGCATTTCCTCTCCTTCTCCTTGTTGGGCTCCTTCGGGAGCCTTTTTTAATCCCCGCTCCAAACCCTTTTGGTAATGCGCCGCTCGATGCGCTTCACTTCAAAGTCCTCAGTGCAAAGAATCCACATCCCTTCCCTGCAAAGCCAAGTGTAAACAAGTTGACGCGAAACTCCTGCGACTCTTGCGAGCTGTGACTGGCTCATCCCGCTTTGTTCTAAAAAATAGTGTAATCGCATTTCAATCAACCCCGTTGCCTGACTCATAGCTACCTCCTGCGGCAGATCATATATTGTTATGGCTGTAAAATAAAGCGTTTACATTAGAGCGGAATGAAGCTAGGATGTAAACCTGAATTATGACAATGGAGAAGAGGATGAACGATATAGAAAAATTGGCCAGCGATTTAGAGCATTACGCTCAAGTGCTGCACGATCAGGTCCGCAGAGGTTATTACCCAGCAGACCCCAGCGACATCGGTGCGTTGCAGCAAGCGTCAGACCTACTGGATAGAATCAGTTTGGAGCTTTGTGAAGCGCAAGAGGCTGACGAAGATCGTCAAGATACCGAGGATTATCTAAGCAACTTGCTTGACGCGGATGGCCTAAAAGCATCTCTGCGAGCTTTGAGCATTTACGCGAAATGAGGTTGCCGCCTAATGATTGTTGTTTAAGGTTGCGAGCGATTGAGGCTGGATTGTACAGACACGCAATGTATAACGAGTTCACTCATTACGAGGAACGTAAGCTGCATCAGGCGATGGATAAGCTAGAAGCTGTCTATCAAAGAATTAGAAAAAAAAGTTTGGAGAGAAAAAGTGCGGAATAGTGAAAGCATCGAAAACATAGCCAAAGCATTTTGCGAGGCACAAGCAGAGATTGGTGGCGCTGTAAAAAGCGCCGAGAACCCCTACTTCCATAGCAACTACGCTAATTTGGAAAGTGTAATAAAAACTCTAAAACCCACCCTAATTAAATACGGGTTAAGTTTTATGCAAATGCCGCACAGCGACGATGGCGGCGTTGGCGTGCTTACTAGGATCTTGCACACAAGCGGCGAATGGTTTGAGCATAGTTTTAGCTTACCCTTGGTAAAGCCCGATCCACAAGCAGCAGGGTCAGCAATAACCTATGCGCGTAGATACGCATTGCAAGCAGCCTTTGGCATACCGGCAGTGGATGATGACGGCGAAGCAGCGATGTTTAGGGTCGCCAGCGAGCGAGAGATTGAAACCCTCAAAGAGCTGTTAGTGGTCAAGGAAAGAGACGAAGAGATGCTGCTGCGGAAGATTAAGTCAAAGCACCAGTCAATCAACGATCTTAGCAGCGCAGAGGCGCTCAAAGCGATACGTCTATTGGAGTCAATACCATCATGATCGTTCATGATGTAGAGCAAGGCACAGAGGCGTGGCATTTGTTGCGCCTCGGTGTACCTACCGCATCCAATTTTGGCAAAGTATTCACCAGCACCTGTAAGGTTAGCAGTAGCCTAGACGATTACGCGCTAGAGCTGGCGGCTGAGTTAATATCTGGCCAAAAAGCAGAATTATTTGTCACTGATTGGATGACCCGTGGTATCGAAATGGAGGCCGAGGCTGTAATGGCCTACGAGCTGATTAAAGATACCGAAACCGAAGTGATTGGGTTCGTGACTAACGACGAGCAAACGATAGGCTGTTCGCCTGATCGAATGCAGTTAGAGGTCAAGTGCCCAGCACCAAAAAATCACCTAAAGTATTTTGACGGGGGTAAATGCCCAAGCAATTATTACCCCCAAGTCCAAGGGTGCATTTGGCTATGTGAAACCGATAGTTGGGATTTTATGTCGTATCACCCGGCCATGCCGCCTTTTATTGTTACCGTTTACAGAAACGATAAATACATAAAGGGCTTAGACGACAATCTTCAAGTATTACTTGAGAAAGTCGAAAAACTTAAACACAAAATAGGAGAGTAAAATGGCCACTATCGGCTTGAATTTTAGTATCGATGTTACCAAGCTCGACAAAAACCGCCTTTATAAAGGTAAAAAAGGAACCTATGCAAACCTGACTGTATTCGTTGACAGCGAGCAAAGTCAGTATGGTGACAATGGAATCATCTCTGAGCAATTGAGCAAAGAAGAGCGAGAGCAAAAATTACAACTGCCGATTATTGGCAATGCTAAAATCTTCTACACTAAGGATGCGGATAATTTCGCACAGCAAAAAGCTCAGCAAACCGCGCCAGCGCATCATGAAGCACCACCAATAGAGGATTTCGATGACGACATTCCATTCTAAAGGCCATTGCGCTTTCTGTGGCGTAACTGTTAGACGAGATTTTAAGATTTGCAGCAAGTGCAGGCAGTACAGAAATCGAAGTCCGCAAGAAGCGCCTATGGCGCTTAATGCAAATAAATGGTTACAAAAACGTTGGATTTAAAAGGGTGACTGCTGGGGAATCGCACCCCATTGACGGAAGGGGAGAGGAGGGGAACGTCAAGGCCTAGCCGCAGTCATTTATCTCGATGCACTGAATTTTTCTTTTCGTAGGTTCTCATTGCCCCTAAGCCCAACATACCCATCAAAACTGGCAGCATGGTGTCAAGTGGAATTAAAGGGATCACGATATCATACTTTAGCAATGCCAAAACAAAGTTCGTGAAGGGGATAGTAATAAAGTTACCGAACATACCTAAAACGCAAACCCATCCCACGGCGGGCCGCCAGCCGCTTATAAACAGCGATTTATGAGCCGCTTCTACCTTATTGACCTCTAGCTGACCTTTGGCAAGCTCCTGAGCGTGCTGGTCGGCCATTGTAGCCAGATCATGGGCAAGCCTAGCCTTCTGGTCTTTATCCTCTATAAACTTATCTAGGAGCCCTGTGACTGGACCTATCAATGATTGCAGCATTGTTTAATCCCTAATCAACACGATATCGAAGTTAGCTGTCACTCTGGAATCGTTGCCGCTTACATTATCAACCCTAACATCAATATCAGTTTTTTCAGGTATACGAAGAGGTGCGTGATAGTCATAGCGATAATGGCCAGACGATTCTGCTATATGAGCAATTCGAAAAGGTTTACCGAATAGCCTGTGATACATAAGGATCTGGCAATTCTTGTTTGAATCAATTGTCCCGTCTAACGCCACCATGTAGCCTGTGTGCCCCGCAGGGACGGTATAAACGGCCATTAGCGTTTGGGCATAGGCGACATCAATCTGAGCCACAACGGTGCCTGTGCCGCTTGTAACACGCGCTGTGATCGTTCCCACGTTTGCACCATCTTCATAGGTCATGCGAAAAACGCGAACAAAAGTGCTTGTGGTA